ATATTGGATCAAGTTCTTCTCTGGCTGCGCACGCCTCTAATAGGCGCGCCACATCGGGAAGTTTGATGGGATCAATGGCGGTCATGGATATTACGATGCCCCTGAACACTTCCTGGATTATGTTGAGTATTTCATAATCTTGCATGATTGATAACTCCAAATTGTAATAGATATGCAAAGTATAGCTTTTACCGAAAATCCGTTCGGAAAAACCTGCCAAACCTGCCAACACTGGCAACATGATCAAGTAGGTTGCCCTAAAACCGGAATGGGTATATGTTTGCTTAATATCAATCCAACACAGCTTAAATGGCCGGGAATATCCGCATGCGCATCATACAAAGGGGAGGGGGAAAGCCCGAAATTATGAAAATTTTTTACAAACAACCCGATATCACGCCATGACCCTAAATATTAATCATTTTTGCGATCCTGATGATTCCCGAACCTATTTAACCCGGCCGTTTCAGTTAAACGGCCGGACTATCGCCAGCAATGGCCACGTCTTTGTATCAATGCCTGAACATGGCGATTATGAGCAATGCCCGGACGACTATTTATCCAAGTTCTTATCCGTGATTGAAGAATCCCAACAGGGCGAATTAGTTCCCATGCCCGGCAATCTGCTTTTCCCTGAAACAAAAGATTGCCCTTACTGCCTGGGCATCGGTAGATCCTCAAAACAAGATTGCCGCGAATGCGAAGGCACGGGCGTGGTTTGCTGGAACAGCGGCTTCAATGATTATGAAGCCGAATGCCTAAGCTGCAACGGCGATGGCATTATCGTAGCCATCGGCGGCGATCAAGCCTGTTCCGGATGCATGGGCGCTGGCGTGGTTTACGAACCGGATAGCCATGTTGAAATACTGAAACTCTGGATCAATCCAAAATACCTGCTGCTCATCATCAATGAACCCGGCCTGGAACTGGCAGCGGATAAAGAACAAAATAAACTGACCTTCAGGGCCGGCGAAAATTATGGATTAATCATGGGCATGCAGCGCGAGTCAACGCCATGAAAACCTACAAAACAAAGCATTTACGGCGCGAAAAAAATTTAGCGCTACTGACCCCTGCCGAAAGAGAGATTGTTGAAGAAACACGGTTAAAACGCTTACAAAACAGCAAAGATTTGCAAGATAGAGGATTATTCCAAGGTAAAAAACAGGAGACTGCATCATGAGCCTGATGTCCCCCCTGGAATTCGCCCAGCATATCGACCGCCAACCCGGCTGGATAACCCAGCTAAAAGACGCCGGGCGCTTGGTCATGGAAGGCGATAAAATAGACGTGGAAGCCTCGCTGCAACGGATAGAAGACACCGCTAACCCCAGCTTTCAGGTCCACGCCGACCGCCACCAGCAAGACCGCGAGCGCAAAGCCGCCGGGATCATGGACGACATGACCGGAAAAGCGGGCAGCGCCTACCAGCAGGCACGGGCCATGCGGGAAAAATACGCCGCCATGCAAGCCAAGATCATGTATGAAAAAGAAGTCGGCGTCCTGCTGGTCGCCCAGGATGCGAAAATGGCCGTGGCCGACGGCGATGCCATCATCCGCAACCGCCTGGAATCCCTGCCGGACATCCTGGCCCCGCAACTCGCCGCCGAAAAAAACGAGCAGAAAATACGGGCCATCCTGGCGGATCAGGTTGAATATTTGCTGGATGAACTGAGCCGGACGTTTAACGGCATGGCTAAATAATGATCTACGCGGCGTGTTCCCTAAGCCAGTCTTTCAATGCGTTATTCATGCGCGTTTGCCAGCCGCGTCCCGTAGCACGGAAGGCCGCCAATACATCAGGATCAAAACGCACCGTAGTTGATACCTTGGTCGGTGCTTGCTGCTTGCCACGACCTTCTTTTAAGCCTAGTAGCGTAGTTTGCAATGATTCAGGCAAGGCCGAAAACGGCACAGCGTTTTTAAAATCTTCTTCTGTCCACTCGCATAAATCAAGCACTTCGCCATCATCATCAGTTAATGGTAATGGGTTTGTCATGTCAATTTCACCAGCGCGGCTATTATTCCGATGGATGCAGCCAACATCAGGCCAATTTTTATGATCAGCCGGTATTCCAGATCGCGCAGGTCGATTTTTGTAGCCAGTTCGTTTTGCGCATCAGAAATGGTACGGACAAATGCCTCTGCCTGTTCCTGGGATACGCCTACCGATCTTAATTTTGCCACGGCTTCCAAGGTATCAAATGTAACGGTTGTCATGTTTTTTGTAGCCTCACTATTAATTTTTATAGCCTGTATTTATTCGAGTGTAGTTACAAAAAAGAACTTTAACAAGTTTTTTGTTACTACAATTAAAAAACAAGTGATGATAAAATCATGAGCCCAAAACTGATTCATCAAACATGGATGAAGGGCGGTAAAGATGTTTATATTTTGTCTATCACCAGTCAAGGCATAATCCGCCCTGAAAAAGTACAACATCCAACACAAAAGCCGGTTGCAGTGATGGAGTGGTGTATAGAAAAATCAAAAGCGGGAAATATCATATATGATCCATTCCTCGGCTCAGGCACAACCCTAATAGCCGCCGAAAAAACTAACCGTATCTGCTACGGATTAGAGATAAGCCCAGCGTATGTTGATGTAATAGTTAACCGCTGGCAAATCTACACCAACCAGCAAGCCACCCTCGAAGCCACCGGCCAAACCTTCGACAATGTAGGAGCGGCTTTAGCCGCGACCATCGCGGCTAAAGCCGCTCCTACCAGGGAATTTGAAGAAAATGGCTGAAACCTACCCAAACGCCGCCCGCCTGATCCACGCCACCCGCGCCCGCGCCTTCGCGCCGCGTAAAATCCAAACCGTATCCGAATTTTCAGATGCTGAAATCCGCCTGTCCAAAAAAGGCAGCGCCGAACCGGGGCCGTTCCACACCGACCGCAATCCGCCGCTTCGCGAACCGATGGATTGTATGTCCGCGCGTTCCACCGTCAAGGATGTGGTGCTGATGTTCCCCATCCAATTTGGCAAAACGACCGTAGCCACCCACGCCCTCGCCTACTTCATGGCCAACGGCTCCGGCCCGGTCATGGTCTGCCTGCCCGGCGAGGTAGGGATGAACAAATGGATTGCGCAAAAACTTAACCCCATGATCGAGGAAACGCCTGTCGTTCAAGCGGTATTAACCTCGCAAAACAGCCGCAACAGCGCCAATACCAAAGAATTCAAGGATTTTATCGGCGGTCAACTCTATTTGGAACACGCCGGATCCCCAAGCCGCCTTAAATCCACCACCGTTAAATTCCTCATCGTCGATGAACTGACCGAGTTTGCCGGTAATCTGGTCACCGGCGATGACCCGCTCATGTTGCTGGAAGACCGCACCTCCGCCTTTCCGGCCAACTATAAACGCCTGTACATTTCATCGCCCGGTATCAAAGGCATTTGCCGCACCGAGGAACTCTACGAAAAATCCGATCAACGCAAATATTTCATGCCCTGCCCGCATTGCAATGAAGAAATCCTGTTTGAATGGGCCGGCCTGCACTGGCGCGAAGGCGGCGCCGATGCGCGGTATGTCTGCCCCGAATGCGCCTGCGAGATTGAAGAACACTACAAAACTGATATGATCAAAAAAGGCCGCTGGATCGCCACCAATCCCGGACCGAAATTAAGGGGCTACCACATCAACGCACTGTATTACCAGATCGGCCTGGGTCCGCGCTGGGCAACCCTGGTTGATATGTGGCTGCAAGCCTATAACGACATTGGCCGTCTGAAAAGTTTCCTTAATTCCCGCTTGGCCGTCGCCTGGGAAGACCCGTCCATGCGGGCGGTCAAGATGAACGTCATCGCCGACCGCGTCGAACCGTACCGTCTCAGAGTGGCCCCTTTGGGCGTGTGCGCGGTCACGGCAGGCGTTGACACCCAGGACAACCGCCTGGCCGTGCAGATCGTCGGCTGGGGAAAAGGCATGGCGTGCTGGATTCTAGATTATGTCGAACTGATGGGCGATCCTGCTGATGATACGGTATGGGTGGCACTTACTGAACTGCTAAACAAGCCTATCGATCACATCAACGGCCATAAATTGCCCATTCAGGCCACCGCCATTGACGCAGGCGGCCACAGAACCGAAGCAGTCAAGGACTTTGTGCGCCGCAGGATGATTCGCCGCCCTATGGTCATTTTTGGCGCGATTCCCAACAATGCCCCAGTTTTATCCAAACCCAAGCCGCAGGATGTCAACTGGAAAGGACAATTTAACAAGCGTGGAGTGCATATCCAGCATGTCGGCACCGTGGCCGTTAAAAACGTCCTGTTTGGCCGTCTCGCCACCGACGGCGATAAAGAGCAACACGAGCGCATGGTGCATTTTAGCGAGGATTTGCCTAATGATTTCTTCAGTGGTATAACATCGGAAACCTTCGACCCACGCGCTAACCGCTTTATCAAGAAACGCGGCGCTCGTAATGAAATGCTTGATACCTGGGTTTATTCATACGCCGCCGCGCATCACCAGGAATTGCGGCTGCATCTGCACACTAAAGCCAAGTGGGATGAATTGCTGAATCAATACGGCAGTAACCTGGATGCGGCAGCGCGGAGCAACCAGTCGAATGTAATCGAATTAACGCCGTCGCAAAAGCCCTTAAAAAAACCGAAGAAAAATAGCTATTTACTTTAAATACCGCCATAGATTCACAGATTAAAAACAAAAAAAGTGAATCTGTGGCGATTAATAAATTTCCAGGAATTTAAATGACCGGGATCATCGTCGAAATGCGCAGGGTAGTGACTGAGGTAATTCAAGATGAAGTCCAGGCCGCCGCCATCGTGTATGCCCTAATAACCAACTTTGGCGGTGCGCGAATGTATATACCCTGCAACGATTATGAAGGCCGGAACCGGGAAATAAAAGACTTGTACGAGGCGGGCGCATCACTTGAACAACTAGCGCGCCGCTTTCATTTATCAACAAAAACCGTTTACCGGATATTGCAGGTTTAACATGCTGGAAATATGGACTGTCTACGATCACCCCAGCGATTTTCCTGATAGTTTTGTCGCCCATAAATTTGTTTTGGACCAGCCAACGGATGAAATTATGATCGCTGCAACCCTTCCGGATTTGCGCAAAATGATTCAGAATTTATCAGGTAATCTGGCTATTCCAATTAATTCACCGACTACCCTGATTCAAAGATGGCCCGATGATGATCCTAAAATTGTGGAAAGCTGGTTATGAATTTAAAACACAGCTACAGCCTGGATGAAGAACATTTTGACGGCGATTTTGACAGTGATGTCGCCGCCGCCGAAGCCGCTTTTAGTAAAAACCCGGCTATTAATTCTGTTTTTACTGGCGTCAATACGCCCTATGCCGCCCAGGATTTCATTAATGGCAGGCTTTTAATGGAAATAATTGGCGAAGAAGCTTATGACGAATGCGGGGAACCCGCTTTCGATTGGCTGCATAACTTGCAGGAAGATATTTTAAAACTGGCGGAATTTGAAAAACTGATCGGCGACTGGCTGGAACAAAACGCCCCTGTCGTTTTTTTTACCGTTGATGAAATACAAGAATTTACCCGTCCAGAATGAGCGGCCAGGTGGGACGTAAATTGGTAATAATATATTATTTTACGTTGTCGAAAAACACCAAAACCGGTTCAACCAATGAGCAAAAAATCAGGGCTATGGCAGGTAATAAGCCGGTGTATTGTTGCGATATTGCCGAGTTTGACGCCATGCACGGAAAGCTGATCAATAAAGATTGGAACGGCACTTATCAAGCTGCCTGTATGGATCAGTTAAATTTTGATCTGACTGAGCTTGGGTATCTGGTACGCAATTAGTTTTTACTCAGGAATAATACGATGCGACATCATTTTGAAATCGATAACCTGCCTCATACAAAACCCATGTTAAAAAATCATGCTGGCTTTATGAGATTATGTTTTTTTAGTTTGATTATCTTGTTTTTACTGTTGGTCATATCCGGATGCAGCATTATGAGTTACACAGGAAAAAGCCCCGACGGCAACGTGACGACAGCATGGGGTATAAAATTTGGGACCGATTCTGCAATTAAGGACTTTGCCGGTAATTACAATAAAGACGGAAGCCGGAGCATTACCCTGGGATCTTCTGATGCGAATCAAACTGCGGGGATGGCGCAAGCCAATCAGTTTATATCGACCATAGTAGAAGGCGCTGTTAAAGGGGCCGCCGCCGGTTTAAAACCATGATACACATTGTCCTCTTTCAACTTCATCGAGCGCACTTGCCGCGTTTTCATCGGCTTTTCATTGCCATGAAGGTCACCTAAGAGGGGATTTCCGCGCGACACTGCCCAAACTGAAAAAATTCAGGATAAGCAAAATGAGCTTTGCATGATATAACTGGAATTGACATTGAAATTTTCAAAAAAAAACTTATCCACAGATTTTCTGTGGATAACCCCACGTTTTTCGCTTTTTTCCTGCTGCAAATCCCTGTAAAAAATAATCTTTTCTCAGATTGTCCAATTTTTAGCCAATTCACCCCCGCCCTTACTATTCCTTTTCAATTTTCGCGCCTTAAACGCTAATTTTCGCGGTTTTTTTAAAAATTCTCATTTTTTGCCTTCTTCTGTCCACAAAAAAGGCCCATGCTCCATTCCCATCATGGCCTATACACAAACTCAACTCGACGCGTTAGAAACAGCGATAGCCCAAGGCGCTTTATCGGTGCAGTTTAACGACAAAAAAGTAACCTACAATTCCTATCCGGAAATGATCCGCTTGCGTGATTCCATGCGTTCGGAACTGGGTGTAACCACTCCAGCTACCAGCCGCGCTCGCTTTATAAACATACCTACCGGAAGGGGTTTATGAGCGCAGAAATCGTACCCATCACCAAACGCCGGTACGACGCCGCCAGCAAGACCACGCGTACTACCAACTGGCAAACGCCTGCCACCGATGCCACCTCCGCCATTTCCAACCCCGCTTTAATCCGCAACCGGGCCCGTGACCTAGTCAGGAACAATCCCTGGGCGGCCAAAGGCATATCTGTCATCGTCAACAATGTCGTCGGCTACGGTATCCGCGCCCAGTGGCAGGCAGGCAACAAACGCAACACCAAACTGGCGCAGGATCTTTGGAAAGCCTGGGCGGAAACCGGACAATGCGATGCCTGCGGCATGCAAAATTTTTACGGCATCCAGCAAACCGTGATGCGCTCGGTTGCCGAATCCGGCGAATGCCTGATCAGGATACGGCCGCGTTATGCTTCCGAAGGACTGGCCGTGCCGTTTCAATTGCAAATCCTGGAACCGGATTATCTCTATGAATTTAATGACGGACCGCTTATAGGCGGCAATTATATTCAGCGTGGTATTGAGTACGATGTACTTGGCCGCCGTGTTGCTTACTATCTATACAAAACCCATCCCGGTTCAATCGGCCAGTTTTACAACCATTACAAAAGCGGCTATTCCCGCGTCCCCGCTACGGAAATAATTCATATTTACCGGATTGACCGGCCGGGGCAAGAGCACGGCGTATCCTGGTTGACGCAAGTCATGATCCGCTTGCGGGAACTCGATATTTATGAAGACGCCTACCTGAGCCGGCAAAAAATAGCTAACCTCTTTGCCGGCTTTATTTATACCGATGACCCGAGCGAAGCGGAAACGGAATTCAGCGATGTCTCGGAACTGATACCCGGCTCGATGTACACGTTAAAAAACGGCCGCACCGTGCAATTTTCCGACCCGCCGAAAGCCGACGATTACGGGCCGTACACGCTCGCCAATCTCAGGGCGATTGCAGCGGGTTTAGGAATTACTTATGAAGCGCTGACCGGCGATTTGTCACAGGTCAATTTTTCCAGCGCCCGCATGGGCTGGCAGGAATTCGGCCGCAGCATTGACGCCTGGCGCTGGAATCTCATTATTCCGCGCTTGTGCGATGGCGTGGCCAACTGGTTTGCCGGCACTTCTGGGATCCCGTATTTAACATGTGAATGGACGCCGCCCGCCCGCATGATGGTGGACCCGATCCGGGAAATACCCGCCATTAAAGATGCCATCCGTTCCGGCCTGATGACCCAATCCGAGGCGATACGCGAACAGGGTTACGACCCCGAACAATTACTCAATGAAATGGCCGCCGACAATGCGCGGCTTGATACACTGGGCCTGGTCCTGGACAGCGATGCCCGCAAGATTCCCGGACAGGGACAATCACAATCCGTAGGGGCGAATTCATTCGCCCAGTCAAACAATTCAGGTGAAAACAATGCCGGCCCAAACCAGACAGCTTCCTAAGCTCCACACCCGCGCGGCGTTTGTTCCGACCACGCTGAATGAAACTGACCGGACTGTTGAACTGACCTGGTCAACCGGCTCGCAAGTGCGCCGCACGGATTTTTGGACAGAAAATCAATGGATCGAGGAATTAAGTCTAGATAAAAATCATGTCAATTTAGACCGGCTTAATTCCGGAGCGCCTCTGCTCGCTAACCATGACAATTATGATCTTTCCAATGTCATTGGCGTTGTTGAACGCGCGTGGCTTTTAGGCAATGAAGGCCGCGCGCAAGTGCGTTTCAGCGAACGCGATGAAGTTAAACCGATTTTAAATGATGTCAAGACCGGTATTTTACGCAATATCAGCATCGGTTATCACATCAATAAAATGCAAAAAATGGATGAAAAGCAGGACGATCTTACAGTTTACCGGGCAATAGACTGGGAACCGATGGAAATATCCATCGTGCCCATACCTGCTGACGCAGGCGCGCAAGTGCGCGGCGAAGGCGAAACCAACACCGTAATAATCATAAATGAGGACAAAACCATGACTACTCCAGTCGTAAACACGCCAACCGATCAAACCAGGGCGGACAGTGCTGTTCCGGCTGCGGTTATCAACAACCCCGACCCTTCGGCTTCGCACAACGCAGGCGCTCAAAGCAGCGAAGGCGAGATTGCCATTCGCGCGGAATCAACCCGGCAAGAGCGCGACCGCATCGCCGGGATCCGTAAATTCGGGCTGATGTCCAGATCCGATGAAATAACGATTAATGATTTCATTGAACGCGGAATCAGTTTCACGGATGCCAAAGAACAAATGTTGCAAAAATGGGCCGATAAAGTGAACGCCGAAACCTCGCGTAGCGATGCCTCCGTGACT